CATGTTCAGTTGAACTATTATTAACTTTTTTAGTTTCCCATCCAATTACAGAATCCATTTGTTCCGCTAGCGTAACATTTTTTGATTTTGTAGTTTCAATACTATCTCCTTTAACACTTGTAGTATGATTACCATATGTTGTTGATGAGAAATTTCCTTTTGTTTTTATAGAAGAATCGCCGTCAACTGTTGTGTCATATGCACCACTTATAAAAACTCTATTTTCTCCGTATGTTACATCATATCTTCCTCTATGTGAAACTATTTGGAATGCACCGTCAGGCATTAATTGTATCATGGTTCCCGATCTATCCTGTAATGTTATATGCTCTTTATCTTTAGAGTCATCTAATATAAATGTATGACCTGATCTGGTTTTTCGTACCCAATAATTAGGGTAGTCTGACCCCAATTTTCGTGCGTCATCTGGAGCGTTCCAAGTAGTTGGTGTTTCTGCTCTATTTTCTGTTGAAGAGTCTGGTTTAGCCATATTGTTTTATCCTAATAATGAAGAAAGGGGATTTCCGCCTAAACATGCTTTATGCACTGCATCATGTTTTTTTGTTGCTGCACATGTACTTTTTATTATTTGGCTCCTGATATTTGGAGGAATTGCTTGATTGGCATTATTTACCATAGAAGATGCTTTCTCATATAAAGATTTGCCTGGAGCACCGGCCTGTGCAGCATTCATTAGCCCCGAAATTGCTTGTAAAGCTGATGATATTAGTTTAGAACTTTTATCATCCATCTTTAAATTGCCATTTATATCTAATGTTTGGACAATTTCACCAAACTCAGTATTCGCTTTTACAACAATTTCAGTTAATTTATCTAATCCACGAATGGTTTTATCCGTTTGGAGTTTTTGTATTACAGTAATTAAATCGCTAAAATTTGTTACTTGTGATAGTAGTTGTATAATATTTTCAATAAAAGTTTCTTCATCACATCTATCTGTGATAAGTCCTGATTGTGATTGACTTAGAAACTCTATAATACTTTCTAGTGCAACAATTAAATTATCATCTAAATTTTGATACGCTCTTTTCTTCTGATTTTTATTTAATTTTTTAAGTATGTCTGAAAGATTAAATATCTTTCCAGGTAAATTCATAAGACTAGACATATTTGGTATTCCAGCAAAACTTTGTTTTGCTGTATCGACTGCTTTTTTTGTGTCTATAAAAGTTCCACCCATAGGTGCGTATGCTACATGTGTGCTCAATCCTTGAGTTAAATAATTAGCCCATTCCCCCAATTCTTTTATGTCATATACAACAGCCCCTCTATTACTAGATTGTTGAATTTTAGGTGGTCTATTTTTGTTAGTTGTTTTTTGTTGGACCTTTCTAACAATATCCATTGGACTGATACTATTTCCAGGCATTGTAGGCTGGATATTTCTCTCATTAACCATACCAACAGCAGTTCTTGTTGTTGGGTCTCCAGTTTGGGCCTTATAAAAAATTATGGTCCCAGGTTCGGGAGGTGGATTAAAAGTTTCAATCTCAGATTGTGTTGCAGAGGCCATTCTAGTTGTAAATGGCAGTTCCATTTCATTCACATTTTGGCCATGGCGAAGTGGGTCTTTTATTCTAAATGTTCCAGATTGGTCTGGTGCAGGTTCGGCATAGTGTCCTCCTGTAACAACAGCCACACCTAAATCACCAGGGAAAACATTTGGTGGATTAGACATATTATACTACTCCCCTTCCTACAGATTTACTAACACAATCCATTGTAGTTGTTGCATACCCACCATATTTTATATTGTGTGTCATGCTTACAATTAAATAGTCACCGGTGCCATAATTATATTTTCGTGTGTCATTCTTATTTTTTAGTTCTAATCTAATAATATTTCCAGCATGTAGTACTGGATTCCAAGGGACTGTTAATCTTAATGCAATTCTATTATTATCTATCAAAGACATTCTTGCCTGTCTTTTCTGTAGGAATAAATGAGAATAATCTGGACAAGCATCTTGATCTTTTGCTGATGATATATTTGACAGCGTAATTTTAACAGGACCAGAACCTATACCACAGCCTAATGTTTGTGCTCCTAACTGACTAAAACCACGAACCAAAGGGTTAAATGCTAAAACTGTGCTGATATCGGCACCATTTATATCCACACCATTCAACAAATCAATTAGTAAATCAAAATCGCATGGAAATGAATGTGTAATTATGGCAAAAGGATTAGAAAATCCTCCGGCAGTGGTCCCAGATTCATAAAATTCAAATGGTTTTGTTACCGGACTTGATTGTGTTAGTGATTTTAAAGACCTAAAATGATGTATTCCATCACCATCGTCTATTTTATATGTCATATAGTGAACAAATGATGGATCGTTCCCTCCATAGAGTGCTGCATTTGCTTGTTGTGACACCACTTGAAATGGATGTATATTTTCTGCCATATACCCTCTACCGGGCGAAGATGGGTCTGAATCAACATGTCTAGCACCAGCACAAGACCGCAAAACCTCAACTGCAACATCGGTTGGTGTTGAGCATTTCCAAAAATCACTAACAAGCGTTACAGCATCATCTAATAATGTTTGATGGCAAGCGTGTATGATAAATTCTTCTGTATTATTGTTGTATAATCTTCTATTGCTTAATCTATATACTGTCTGATTTACCAACATTTTTGTAGGTAATCCAAATGCACTATTAATCAGTTTCTCTAACTCAATTGAAACACCCACACCTTTGAATTTGTCTAAATTTTTAATTGGTAAATTGTGATGGTAGCTATGAACCCTGATAGATGTCTGTAGCCCTGGAGTATGTAAACTTTCTCCTAGCATGACTTCCATGGGAGTAAATTGGTCTAACATATAATCAGGTAATCCTGCAAATCCTAAAGTCATACTTGTTAGTGATCTGTCGGAATATATTAAGTCTTGCTCTGCCATTATTAAAATCTTCTTATATATGAAATTGTGTCGTTATATTTTGTTAGTATATCTAACTCTTGAACTATTTGTAAATAATATTCTGGTTTAATTATTTTTATGGGTCTCTTGGATTCATTTAATTCTATTTCATAATCATAGTTTGTTATTGCTTCTCTTTTGGTGATTTCAACAACAGTAGTTCCATTACCAACATCTATATTAACAACACTTTGTTCTGCCGCTAAAGTGTCATATGCATCATATGGAACATCCAAATCAACTTCATGTTGCTCAGTTTCATCTATATACAATCTTGTTTCATCCACGGTCCCATAAAATTCATTTGTTCTGGTTATGACTTTTTCATAGTGATGATACGTTGTCTTAGCATTCTCTATTGAACCATATTTTTTAATTATATATTTATTAAATGCATCATAACCTAATGGCCAATCATATTGTACATCAATAATGTCATTGGCCATTAAAATGATCCAATGAGCTTCTGGATCGCCATAAACTTTTTCTGCAAGAATTTCTGGTGTGTCACCATCAGAAACTAGGTGTTCATAATATATTGATATATTAGATAATACAGACCTTATTATTCTTGTTCTAAAGAAAATATTAGTTCTTATCTGATAGTTGGTTAATAATTTACCATCTATGTCATATATTATTTTTGGAAATTTATCAAAAAATTTACCCATTTTAAAACCCCTGTAGAACTCTCTTTTTGTGTATTGGCTCAAGCTCTCTAAATCCTAAGCTCATCCTAACAGCAACAGGGTGGCCATTTCTGAATGTTGAATATGTTCCTGTTGGTGCATAATCAACCTCTATTCTTTCCAATACACAAGTATTTATTCTTAAAATATTTAACTGTTCAATGCCCTTATTATAAAATGTTATATCAAATTCCGCAGGAGGTATCCATAAAAATCCTTTTGCCGCAGCATTTAATTCTGGTGCAGCATGGAATCTTAAAGTTTTTACAATTTCTTTAACATTAAAGGATTCTTGTTCATTTCTTGGTGCCATTAAAACCTCAAATACAAAAGTTCTTACTGTTGTATTTGAGAATAATATCTCTATCATAGGATTTATAGGAGTTTGTGCTAATTTTGTAGCAACTCTAACAGCTTGACCCAATGCAGTGGCTATTCCTGGCAATCGTGACGCAGCAGATAGTGTTCCAGCGTAAGCTTTTGCCGCTGATGCGATTACTGGCGATGCCATGATGCCCAATCTACCACCCAATGCAGTTAGTGATATTTCTTCATATACGTTTTGTGTGTGATATATAAGAGGGCTTGGCATATGTAAAGCAATAGATTCTGCTATTCTTCTTGTTGCTCTTGGTATAGATGCCGCTGTTGATCCGCCCAATAAATCGCCAACTTCTGATAGTGGGCCACCTGAACCATATCTCAACCTATCAACTTTAGACCTATAGTCTGTTGTAAGTTCCGTGAATTGGTTTCTGTAGTCGCCAGCATATTCTCTACTATTAAATTTAGTTGGAGCATTGATATTTATCACCATATAATGACCAACATCTTCTCTTCCAAGATCATTTGGAAATACTAAATATCTAAAATTATATTTAGATTGAGTTAGGTCTGGTGTATCAATATCTTTAAATTTTGTTAATGATTGATTATTTTGAGAAGATGGTATTTCTATCGCCATTTAATCCTCTTAATATATGGGCAAATATATTTATATGACAAATTACAAAGGAAAATTTAATCCAAGCAATCCAAACAAATATAAAGGTGATGTTGATAACATCATATGGAGAAGTACTTGGGAACTTAGAGTTATGAAACAATTGGATGAAAATCCTAATGTTATTGAATGGTCATCAGAAGAAGTCGCCATACCATACATTTCACCAGAAGATGGTAGGTATCACAGATACTTCCCAGACTTTATTGTAAAAGTTAAAAATAAAGATGGTAAAATTGAAACTATGATGTTGGAAGTAAAACCATATCATCAGACACAAGAACCAAAAGTTCAGAAAAAGAAGACCAAGAAATACATCAATGAAGTTGTGACTTGGGGTAAAAATTCACAGAAATGGAAAGCGGCTAGAGAATATTGTGAAGATAGAGGCTGGTCATTCAAATTAATCACAGAAAAAGAGTTGGGGATTAGATAAATAGTAATATGGCAAAATATAAGAAAAAAGAAATACAAGATTGGTTTATAGGTAAGGCTAGAACTGCTGCTGGCTATAGAAGAAAAATTGTTGGTAATGCTATGAGAAGTCGTAGTGATCCAGCAATTGGTAAGATGTTTTTCTTCTATTATGATCCAAAGCATAAGGCTACTTTGCCAATGTATGATAAGTTTCCTATGGTGTTTCCAATACAAGAATACAATGATGGATTTCTTGGATTGAATTTACACTATCTATCTGTTGATGAAAGACGTGCTTTGATTGATAAACTATCGCAGTTTGCCAACAATAAGAGGTTTGACCCAACAACTAGGTTGCGTCTTTCATATGACCTATTACAGAGCACTAAAAGTTTGGCCAGCCTTTCAAGACCATGTATCAA